CAAGCGTATGCGCAACACTGAACAAAATAGTCTTCAATCCAATCCCTTGGTTTTGGTTGTTTACTTGTTTTAAAATCTATTACCGCCAATTCGCCATCAAATTCGGCAATACAATCAACGGTTCCTGCAACACCAAGATATGTGCTATACAGAGCCCCCTCAAGGGCATGTATATTATTTATACGCTTAAGTGTGGGCATGGCACACTTAAACATCATCTCAGAGATAGGAAGTACCTTTGGAAAAAGATCTGCGTTTTTAAGATGTAGTTCCGTCAGAGTATGAAGGTCAGTACCTCTACTAGTTGCCTTCTTACTAATTTTGTCTGCTTCTGCGTCCCCTACTTTCCTTCTCCATGCCGCAAACTTTTCACGGTTGAAGTGGCTAATAACCGAAGTGATGGACACTAGTTTGTGTAGTTGCCCATCACCTTCAGGAATTTCATAATAACGAACACCATCTATAGTCACCCTATCAAGAGTAGGGAGATTCAAATCAACATGTGTAAAAGTCATCAAAGTCCAAGATCAGTTTTTGCAATAATATATTCTTTACAGATTCCAGATCTCACAATATCTTCCACACCAAATTCAACCAGAGCAACTGATTCCATGGTGCGAAGAATTCTCATAAAATCAATAATCCCATTCTTCTCATTCGTTTTAACCAAGTCTGACTGTGAAGCATCACCACAGAACATGATCTTACTATTTTCACCAACGCGGGTAATAATAGAATCTAATTCGTGAAAATTGAGATTCTGGAATTCATCAACGATAATGATGGCATTATCTAATGTAGTTCCCCGGATAAAGGAGGTACTCCAGAAACTAATGGTTCCCTGAGTCTTCAGGTTTCCATAGAGCATTTCAAAGTCTGCATCAGTTTGCATTTGGAACATGTATTTTACCATGTTCTTGTATGGAATTTGATACAGAGATGATTTGTCTTCATGATCTCCAGGAAGAAATCCAATTTCTCTTGTTGCTACAAGTGATCTTACCAGATAGATTTTTTCATATGGAGATCTTTCATCCAAAACATCTTGAATTGCATTATAGAGTGTGATAAAGGTTTTACCAGTACCAGCAACTCCATATGCAACTACATGTTTTCCATCATCATAAGCATCAAATAGTCTTTCCTGATTGTCTGTAAGAGGTTCAATATCTACAAGCAATTCTGCACTAATTGGTTTCTTTCTCTTCATCTGCTTAGCAGTAAGACCGACCCCAATTGGTTGTGTTGAAGACTTTCTTTTTCTTGACATTATTTTAATACTAGAAGGGTTTTACTCTTGATCCTGGCATCTTCGATGCTCTGTGAAGCACCTCATTCCAACCCGGATGTTTATTGACTAGTTTATTTTGCCAGTCGCCCACCTCCCCGACGCCAGCTACTCCTGCGGACCAATCTTTATCCCAATCCGGATTCTCTTTCCTCCAGGTTTCATAATCACTCAAAGACATAGTGAGCTCTTGTGTCTCACCTGTTTTCAAATTCTTTACAGGATATATGGGCATAATTAAGAATAATATTGTACGATTATTTAGTCGAAGGTCTCTAGATAAATCGAAGTGTAATCCACATCTGGATCATCGAAATGTTCGAAATCTGGATTACTCTTCAACATCCTTTGAATCTCTTCTTCAGTAGCAAGAATCTTAAATGTATGCCCAGTAAGCGTATCCCTAAGGAAATAAGTTCTCATACCTGTAATTTCATCTATCATGGAGACAACCTTGCTTTATGCAGACGTTTTGTTTCGTAGTATTCAAATACTTCAGGAACCCACTCCTTAATCAGGGGAACCATACATTCACATAATGCCTGAATCTCAAGTTGTGCATCCAGTTTAGCACGGAGATCCAGGAAGTGAAGTGCAGCACGAAGAGAGAATGAAACCACAAAGTTCTGTCGAATATTCTGTGGAAGGTAATCCCTAAGATGCTCTTCTGCCATACCACCTTGCAAATAACCGTCTGAGTAACGCGCAGATGCCCCTACACAAGCACTTAACTCCCGCTGGTAGTCGTTGTGGGTCCACTCGTATTTGTGCCCTTTACGGTCCAGGTAGAGACCAGGGGGACGCACATAGAACACTTCTTCGGGTTTAAGTTCTCCCTGAGCAACTTTTAGAACCCGTCGTCCAGTATACCTTTGTGATTGAACATCAAAGGATACACCAACGCGGTGAGTTCTTGCCTGCATGGGAACGTTATGAACAAATCCATAGCAGTCAAATGTAATCGCTGGATGCTCAAGTGGACCCCAGTGACCGCGTTCGTTTGCCAGAAGTTGTTCGATTACCCATGTTCCCGCTTTAGTTTCATTTGGGGGATTCTTGGTATGAATGGGATCTTCACTATAATCATTCTTTCCTGCTTGCCAAATTAGTGTTTGTGGACGTGGCGTTTGTGCCAACACAACCACACCCATCTGACCATCCAACTCAACAAGATCTTTTGCTTTAACTGGCTTCATTTCACTCCTCAACCTTCAAATACTTCGTCGTAATCTTCCGGATAAAAGATGTAATCCGGATCCCGAATAGATCTCAATTCGGGGGTTTCTTTTGGTGCCTTGAGTTCACCAATTTCCTTCTTCAAACTCTCAAGCAATAAACCCATATTATTTACTATGAGTTCTAATCGTTCGACTCTATCTTGGTCCATGTGTCTCCAACGACTCATATCAGTATAGACAAAAAAACGGGGGTTGTCAAGACCCCCAGAAAATTATTTTGCTTGTTGTGCTCTTACTAATTGAGCAGTTTTTAGTTTTTTATCCTTATTGATTTTTGTTTGGATAAGGACTAGCGGAACTAGTGACTGAATCATTTTTATCTCCTGTATACTAGGTGAATTACTGCTGCTAAAAATAATAGGACCACGACCTGTAGTACACTCAATTCGCATACTATCGCCATGGGACTGTGCATCAGATTACTCCTTTATAGAGGTAGGATTTGGTCTCAGTATCCATCGTTTGAATTGGATGGTAATGATTACCACGATAAGAATGTTCTTTAGTATCTACATTTTTATGCCATTCAATAAAATCTTTTTTGGGTGTTTCAGTATCATACCACACACCACGATAACAAGCTCTTGCCATGAGAAATACTCCTTTGTGTTTAAACAATAGAGCGTTCCTTCAGGTGGCATACTTCCGTTACAGTCAACTAAGCGTTATTCCACAATCTCCACTCACAGAATTTTGGAGAAAGATCTTTGATCTCTCTAAACAATTCCCGTTCAATTTGTGGAGGATAATTTTTTCCATAAATGCGAATCATTAAAATATTCGCTTGAGAACAGGAAAGAATAAGTGGGAGTGCAATTTCGAACATGGTTGGCTGTAATGAACGTTACGTTCCTTCTGTCTCCTTACTTCCGTTTACTCAGAGAGTAAATGAACGATTAATACTATTTATGTTGAAATGCCAATATTTTGTAGTATTGGATACAATTATAGTATCAGATCTATACCAAAATTACAATCAGACTTAATAAAAATTAACGCTCGATGTATGTGAATTTACTGTCTGTGGACTTTAATTGTAGAGTTATAATGTCACATCCTATTTTTGGATTGGCATCTCCACAGGTGAAAATATCTACTGCTGCTTCACCAGTTTCAGGCCAAGTATGAATAGAGATATGACTTTCTTCTAGTAATGTTAGGACTGTTGCTCCTTGTGGTTCGAACTTTTTGTATATGGTCTGTACCACAGTTGCACCACTAGCAACAGCCGCATTCTCCATCAAATCAATAAGAAACCTTTCATCATTAAGAAGATGAAAGGGGCAACCATACAGATTTAGCAAATAATGCTTTCCCAACATCGTCAGACATCCGGATCATAGTATTTGTCAAGGAGATCAGATACGACCCTTTCTGATCCGTCCATCTTTTTCACATCATAAATTGCTGATCGCATATACTTCTTAACTTTCTTATAAGTCTTAAGAAGTTTTTCAACCTCATCTTTATAGATCACCACGTTGGGATTTTCATTACCAAATCCACCACTCATTTCTTTTTACCCTTAGTAGAAGTTTTTTTAGATGCTCCCCAAAGTTTGGGGTTTGTTCGTCCATATCCAAAATCAATTTTCTGAACGGATCCAGGACCAAACCTATCATAATATAAATCAAAGAGTTCAACTCGCTTTCTACAGCGAGTTAGATCAATATACTCAACACCATCAACAATATACCAGATCAGGTAGGCATCGTTCGGAAATGAACTATCCTTTGCTGCATCAACGGATGTTTTCTCAAGAAGTACCTGGCAATTATAATCAGCAGGATTTAAATCTCTCATAATCTTAAATTCAATTGGTCAAGAACGGTTTCCCCAAACAATATCCGGATATGCCTGCCTCACTACTTCAAAAGGAACCTTGTACTTATCCTCAAGATTCTTATCCTTCACCAAACACAGAATCTCTGCTTCTCTTGGATGAAGTGCCTCAACAATACCAATAAACATAGTCTCTCTACGAATCTGTGAGAGAGTCATATTACCACCCCTAACAAAGTTGTAGAGGTGAACATATTCGTTCCTAAGAGATGTCCTTCCCTCTCCATTCATATCTTGCCCTTGGGCAGATCTTGCGTCAAGTCCCCTAGCAACATTTTCACTTAATGTTCCTGAGGTTACTGTTTGCCTTTCAATATTAGAATAAGGAACTGGTCCTTCTGGCAACATGGAAATTACCGTCTCATCAAAGTTCCAAATAAAAATAGACTTTAAAGATGGATGTTCATATTTTTGAAGAACTTCCACCTTTAAATCTTTGGATCTTTGCTTAGATGCTAAATCTAAAATTTCAAACAAAAATGGATTTGTTGGCAAATCCAAGTTTGGTTTCTTCGCTCTAGTCGTCTTCTTCGTCGCAGTAGTCATAATCGCTATAGTTCTCAAATCGAATTGCTATAATTTCATCTGGGATTAAATTTCCATCACTATCAAACATTTCTGGATGTGCTACAGGTAATGATGTTAGATAAGACTTCTCATAAAAATGTTGCTTTGCTAACCATCCAATCGCACCTCCAACAAAAAAGAACATTATTGAAATTAAACTTGTAATAGTCAGAGTTAGTGCTAACATGACTTCCTCCCAGAGAGTTTGTTTTTGTTAATTCCGAAACTTAATTCAAATTTAAAGTGTATCTCTCTGTGAAATAGAGAGACCATCTTCTCAAGGTAGATACCAAAGTTTTTTGGCTTCTTCTCAGGGTCCCTCCTATTTCTTAACATTAATTCAAACCCACGATCAATATGAGTTTGTTCTTTTCTATTTAGTCCAAAATCATCACATTTTTTGATAGACATCAAATAACCGCATTCTCACGTAAGTATTTAATAGTGTCTCTACATCCACCTAAAACTGTCTCATCATTCAAGACTACTTGAGGAAACGTCGCATCATAACCAAAGACCTCAGCAAATTGTGCATATGTATATCCACCATCATCTATTGTGTGAACAACATAGTCCAATTCTGCCATATCAAAAATGGTCTTAACCTTTTCACAGTAACCACAACCAGTCTTGCTGTAAACTGTAAATCTCATGATGCGTTGTTCCTCCTTCTTCCATAAGTATATAAATTTGTTGGTTTGGGTGGCTTTGCCCACTCCTTAATTTTTGCCATTCTATTGTGACAAAAAAATTCTTGACTTTCGTACCACTCAACCAAGTCTCTATGTCCCTTATCGGAGTTACATCTTTTACAACTACACAATACATTTTGTGTATTATTCATTCCACCATGATGAATGGGAATGATATGGTCGATGGTTAGTTCTTCATTTGATCCACAATATGCACATTCATAATTCCACATTTCTTTTATCTGCCTTCTCCACATTCGTTTAGCATCTGCTGATGATAATGAATGAAGGTTGTACAAATAATCTTCTGAAGAATTGTACATACGTTTTTAATTTTGGGGTGAACTTGACGGAATGACCTGATTTCTTGATCGGTTTTTAATCACGATAAAAGCATCATCCTGATAACCAACAACTCCATACGGTCTATGCCATTTTGAATTTGCCTGGTCAGATGGAGATAGACCGCTAGCGGCACATCCTCCAATTTGAACCTCTATTTTATCGTCACTATTCCATTTAAGTTCTCTAATGTAAGATTCAATTTTTTCTAAAATGTCTGTATCCATAAAACGGTTGAGACGTTTATCTATTTATTATGACATATATTGTCTTGGATGTCAAGATAATATTTCATCGATCAGACAGTATTTCCAAGTGGGTATGAAATTTTACCCACATCAAAATTAAAACAACCATAATAAGCTTTACCATAACAGTTGCTTTCTGCAAGTGTCACGGTCTGCCCCCTTTGTCCAATCCAAGAATTCAGATTATCTTCGGTCAATTCATGGGGATGTCCATCATGTGCTGGAATATCAACCCATTCAAATATTCTTAAGACTGGTGCTGCCCTCTTTGCATTCTCAATAATTTTTTGTGGATCAATTGTATGCTGTAAGCAATTATAGATCCAAACCTCATCCCAACCAGATTCATCTATATTCTCTGCACAATCAACAAGAACATCAATATTCTTGGACTTATATCTTTGAACAGTCCAATCTGGATATGCAATTGGGTCTACAACCTTTCCCTTTGGTAAATTATAACATTTCAACATCATAGAAGTTGGTCCACCACCAATATCTAAAACTGCTTTGTTTTGGGCATCAAAAGAATAATATTGTTGAGTGATGCTCATATATTTTGCATAAACATAATGCTTTAGATCTTCACCATACGTATTTGTACAATCTCCCCAGAAACTCTTTTCATGATCGTAAATATCTTCTTCAGTTCTCAATTGATACCATCCTTTACGGTGCAAGTCATTTAGTTGCATAAAAATCTTATCATATTTTTTACCACAAGTCTCTAAACTATATTTTGACCTTGCAGTATCAGCAATATATTTTCTATCCAACTCATCAACATCGTTAATAGCATCTAACCAATCTTGAAGGGTGTGGCATCGGAATCCCATTCCTTCCTGAACAGTTTCTGTCATCGCACCATAATCAACGGATATGACGGGTGTTCCGCATAACATCGCTTCCACAGACATTCCACAGAAGGGTTCAATAAAATTAGAAGGTGCTAGAATTGCCTTTGCATTTCTCAAAAAATCACTTCTTTCTTTTCCGTGAATTGGTCCACCATAATGAATGTTGAGATGATTCCATTCAGACGCATCACCTTGTCCATGAAGAATGATTGGTACGTCACAATTATCTGCAATTGCCT